CCGTCGTAGTGCGTGGTATCGGTTTGTCGTGTTTAGTAGCCATTATGACCCCATCCAAGAGTTAGAGACTGCACCTTGATTCTGGTACGTTTGTTTTCGGATTATACCCTTATATTCCCGATGTGCAACAGGAAACGCAAAAGTCAATGCAATAGCGTCGGCTGCGTCAGGTGACGCTAGTCCTCTTGATCTCATGTCTTTTTTCGATTCCAAAAATATGCTCCCCTTGCTGTCAGGCTTCATCATGGGCGAGATCAGATCACTTTTCAAGTACCGATCCGTAGGCACGCTGGCTGACTTGAGCCATTCTCGCATATCGCCCCACATTTCCGCCCGTTTGTTACCATACATCATACTGTTCTTTGCTTTGTTTCCGAAGTTAACACCTTTGATTTTGTACCGTTGCTCTTTTAGCCTATCCACTACCCCAGCTCCAAGTCCACCTTCGTCGATGTTGACGAGCGTTGGCTGATATTCCTCGATGGCCTCAATCACCCGCCCAACAGTTTCCATTGTATCGTCACCCTTGTGCCGCTTGATGGCTATCACATCCCGCCCTTGTCTGACAGCGATGACGGTTGAGTCCGAGCCAAACCGTGCAGGGTCAACCCCTATGATGATGGGCGCAGTATTGTCCTTATACTTCTCCCGTTGCATAGCTTCTTCGACTGTGTTGACGCTGATGAATTGATCATCGGACGCGTTCGGGAACATACCGTACACTTCGACGTGGGCTTGCACCGAGTCCGAGCCGTACTCAGCGATGATCTGCTCATACACATTCTTGTCTGTACCTTCGACTTGGCGTGAGTCAATGTTGCGGTTTTTCCAAAACTCCCGCTTAGAGTGGAACGCTTCGTAGAAATAACCCGAATTCCGTCGTGGGTTGCTAAACGCCATCCAAAACCTGTTGGGCGTATTCTCTGTGAAAAACCCAGATGTTACCGCCCAGATGCTGTCGTCGATACCCGACGCCTCATCGAATATAACCATTACCCCGTCGTAGTTGTGAACCCCTGCGTAAGCATCAGGATTCTCCGCCGACCATAGCCGTCCTTCAACACCCCAATACCGCGTGCCTTTTTTCAGATCACGTTCGACTAGTTCAGTCAACCATTTGGCTGGCATCACCCGTGTTGCCGATACTTCAAACCAATGGCTGTTGATTGACATACTGAGCCACTTAGTGATCTCCGCCCAGGTGACTGAGCGCAGCTGACTTTCCGAGTTAGCCGACACGATGACCGTTGCGCCTATTCTGGTGGATAACATCCAATGTTCTAGCCATGAGACTAGAGCCGACTTACCAATTCCACGCCCAGACGCTACCGCTTCTCTTAACACATCGAAGTCCAACTTGCCTTGGTTTTGCTTAATATGTTCGGCGATGTCCAGTAAGATTTCCCGTTGCCATTTTCTAGGCCCGTTGAAGTTTTCAAGTGGCGTACCCTGTTGCGCCCACGGATAGCAATACATCACAAACGCTAGTGGATTGTCTTTGATTGCAGGACTCCACAGGCGTGACATTAACTCTTGTTCGTCTTGCGCTGAGTAGATGGTGGATTGCATTTAGCTGTTAAGTATCTTTTATGCGACTTTTTGTTTGCGTTCAGGTGGTTTCACGTGGAGCATTTCGGCATCGTTAGTTTGATCATCCACTTGTTTGAACACGCCTTCGATCACGCGCTGTTGCGCTTGTTCGAGTGCGGCTGTGATCGAGATGCGTTGCTCAACATCTATCGACAGTTGTTGTTTAGCTACCCAGCCGTGCTGATGCTTAAGAATTTCTAGCGCAGCTTTAGCGTCGCCATCGGCTGCGGCTTTGTGCAAGATGTTAGACAGCTCCATCTCGCCATCGGCTTTGCCTTTAAGTTCAGCCATTTCCGCTATCGGATCTAACATGGTGAGCTGTCGGTATTCCGTAGGCATCATGCCAGCCGCGAGTGCTAATGTGTCGCCTTTGAGTCCTAACTTGGCAGCGTTGTAGATGCGTTCGAGTCTAGCCTCGGTAGCTTCTAGCTTGCGTGGCTCATACACAAAGGAATGAAAGTTATCAAACATTTGCATAGTGTATCAAAGTTTTAGCGGGGGGGTTCGATGTTTTTTTTAAAAAAAATAAAAAGTTTGAGCAAACGCTCCGCCGCCATAGGGCCGTTCGGCTCGGCCCTACCCCCCCCCTGCAAAAATTAAATGCCCTATGGTTAGCAGGCACTAACTTGCATAAGTGTAAGCACTAACTAACATTTATGCGGGTAGCAGGCGCGAGGCGTGGCATGGCGGCGCGCGATCATGCGACCAGGGCGCGGCCAATTGTCAAATTGTCATATTGTCAACCGAAAATAATTGACGCCATGGCTCGCAGCTTTAAGCTGTTAGCTCTAGTCTTATAGGTCACATTGTCATTTGACAATTTGACATATAAACTAGTTTAGGGCGTGGGCGTGGGGATTTTTGCGCCAGCATAGGGCGGGTGAATTATAGGTCAAATACGTCATATTGTCGGCCATTTTAAATTGGTGCAATAGTAGCCTATATTTATTAAATTTAATCTACTTAAATATATCTAATAAAATGACAATTTGACCTATAAAACCCTTTGCGCTTTGCGCCCATTGACCGTGCCGATTGTCATTTCACAATTGTCATTTGACCTATAAAAGACAATCTGACATATAAATACAATTTATTTTGGTTAAATTGCAACAATAACTGTTGCATTACTAAATTTTCTGTATAATCAAACCCAGCAGCACAAATTAATTAATCTCAATTAAAGGAATCTAAAATGCTAAACAAATCAGAAAAAAGAGAACTAACTAAGATCATATTTATGCACAAAATAGGCATGACCGATGCTGTGGCTCGCAGTCTATCAAGTCTAATTCGCAGCGCCAGGACAAATAAAAAAGCCCTTGAATTGCGGGAATATGCGCCGCTTTTAAATGTAACTAATCACCCTGATTTTATTTGTTAATTAAACACCAGGGCGCAAGCCCTGGATAAACTAAAGGAAAATAGAAAATGACTAATTTAACAGAACAGCAACAAAACGAAATAAAAATGTTTGGAATGACTGAACAGCTCTTGAATACTATGATCCAGTCGCGCGCTAAGCATACAAGCCCGCTTATTACCGCCGCTGGAATGTGCAGCGATATTCAAGAGCAAATCGAATATGCCGACGGAATTGCAACTAAAGAGCGCGAGCGTATGCGCCAGGCTTTAAACCGCGTTAAATTCGTGATATTTGAATATCTTGATAGTATTGAAACCCGCGTATAAAACTAACCCGCCAGGCCTTGCGCCTGGCATTAATAAACTAAAGGAAAACATAAAATGAAAACTTATAAAACAAAAAACGGCAGCACTCAATATAAACCCAGCGAGCGCGATCTACTGGCGGCCATTGATAACATGGCGGGCTTTTGCCTGGCGTGTGGCCAGGAATCCGAAACTGTGGAACCTGATGCGCGTAGGTACAGCTGCGCGGGCTGCGGCGCTGCTAAAGTGTACGGCGGCGAGGAATTATTATTAATGGGTTTATATCACTAGTAATAAGCTAATAGGCGCCGCCCTGGCGCTTTTTGGATTGTTATTAACAATCAATAAACTAAACTAAAGGAAACTAAACAATGCAAGTACATTTAACATTAAAAAGCGCTAACGTGAAAACGGGGCCGATCCCCGTTAGCACAACAGAGCAAAAAAGCTGCCCGCCTGGCTGCCCGCATAAAACAAGCTGCTATGCTAAAAGCGGGCCGCTTGCCTTACATTGGAATAAGGTTAGCACTAAACAGCGCGGCGGCGCCTGGAGTGAATTTTTAAACCAGGTTAAACAATTTGAGATAGGCCAATTATGGCGCCATAACCAGGCGGGCGATTTACCAGGCGCGGGTAATAAGATCGATAAAAGCAAATTAGGCTCCCTGGTAAAAGCTAACCAGGCGGCAGCTGCTAACGGATTTACTTATACACATAAGCCAGTACTCGGCCGCGATCCAATAGCGCTAGAAAATAAAGCCCTGGTAAAAGCTGCTAATAAAAGCGGGTTTACGATCAATTTGAGCGCGGATAATTTAAGCCAGGCCGATAAACTAGTCAAATTGAATATTGGCCCCGTCGTAACCCTGTTACCTGAAGATTATCAAGACAAAAGTATCACGCCAGCTGGTAATACTGTAATTGTCTGCCCAGCACAAACCCGCGACAATGTAAGCTGCAGCACTTGTAAATTATGTGCTAACGTGGCCCGCGCGGTGATCATAGGTTTTAAAGCCCATGGCAGCGCCAAAAAAGCTGCCAGTAAGATTTTTTATCTAAAGGCGGCGTAATATGCTTACTTTTATATTGCACGTTTTATACGGCGTAATAATAGGGCTTACTTTAAGCCAGTACATTAACTAAGGAAAAACATGAAAACATTTTTAGACTATCTTTTAGGCGGCTTATTTATGGCCGCCATGGGCTTAGGCCTTGCGCTTATTTATATTTATCGTACGGGGGGCTTTTAATGTATATCGTACGGTACACGATCCAGGGCGAGGATTACTCAATTCGCTTTACTAATAAAACAAGCGCGCAGCTATTCGCGGCGCGTTACAACGGGAAAATATCATGCTAATAGCTATTATTGCAGGCTCTATAGTCTTATTACTGGTCGCCGTATTTGATCTTTAAACCAGTAATCTTATAAACCATGGCCCGCCTACAGCGGGCTTTTTTTACGCCTGGCGCTGCGGATCCGTGACCAGCTGCCGACTGACCAGCTGCCGACTGACCAGCTGCCGACTGACCAGCTGCCGACTGACCAGCTGCCGACTGACCAGCTGCCGCCGCCCGTTAAAAGCGGGTTTTTTTGGCCTTATTTTTTGGATTTTTTTTTTGACTTTTTTTGACTTTTTTTGTTTTTTTTTACGCCTGCGCCCGTGGGTGACGGGCGGGAGATATTTAAATTTCTATATTTTTAAAGGGACGCTTTTTTCGATTATGTTTGGGGACGCTATTTTCGATTAGGTTTAAAAGACGCTTTTTTCGATTCATTTTGTATTGACTTTCTGAGGCATGGGCAAGTCCTCTACCGCACGCCTTAGCTCAGACTTACTCAGCACGTGCGCTACTTCAGGCGCAGCATAAATATGCTTCTTACTCTTGAAGTCTGCGCTTGCAAGGCGTCCACAATCTATCCACCCAGCTTCTTTTAAGGCGTGTAACAAAGCAGCTTGCGGTACCTTCACGTTGCTAGGCGCTAACCCTGCTAAACGATCACATAGCGCATGAAATGGCGAGCCAATCACGCCACGGGCAAACTCGCTAGTGCGACTCTTTAGCATTTCAACTAAATAACTCTCGGCCATGCTCATGCCATGCTCAACCAAATTGGCCTTAAATTCTGTCATGGCAGGCGCTGCGGCAGGGTTAAACTTAGTTACATCACGGGCGTGCAACCACGCAGCAACAGATTCAAATCCACCCTTGCGATACCACGCCCACAACGCCTGCGCTACTTTAGCGTCCATCCTAGGCGCTGCCGACCAAACGCAGAACCAACGCCTGTCCTGCGACGCTAGCGAGATCGGCACGGGATCATTTGAGAACGCTAAAACAAACACACGATTAGCCATTTGGTATGGGTGCAACCCTTTACGATTGATTGGCAGCATTTCAGGCGGCGCTGCTATGATGGGCTTTAATTGATTAGCCAATTGCCTACGGGCGGCGGCGTCTGGTTCTTTTAGCTCATTGATTAATAAAATTTCAGACTCAAGCTGATAACCCCATTGGCTATTAATCGAGTTGTTATCCATGATGCCACGGTTCTTTAGGTGCGAACCGCATACTGCCCAAATGAACGGCGCCCACATCGTATCTTTACCGCTGCCCTCATCGCCGCCATGCAACACAGCATGATTGATCTTAACCGAAGGGTTTTGTACTTTACAGGCCATGATGTCAAGCAAGTGTTCTAACTCGGCAGGCTCAGGCACCAACTCACGGCAATGATTCAGCCAGGGCGCTATTATCGATTCGGACACGGCTACGCCTGATACGTCAGGCCGAGCGTCACGCCAACGGTTACCATATAAATCACCGTCACGGGCGACTAACACAGTCTCACCCGCAGCGTATGTGATCCCCACGAGCGCCTTGGCACCCATCGTTTGTCTGTTCTGATCAAAACAAATTGATGCCTCAACCTTGGTGGTAGGCGCATGGATTGACATACATTTGATATGACGGAATAGCGCATTGAACGTCTGTCTTGACACTTCGCGTCTGTCTTGCATATCAAAATAGGACTCATCGTCTTGGACGTAAGCGAAACGCTCATACCACTTGGACTTCTCGACACGGCCTAACTCTTTGCGCTCGACCTCGGCTATCTTGGCGTCGGCGTCATCGGTAAACATATCACTAGGCGTGATCTTGGCAAGCGCTACAGTCATCGCCTCAGCGATCAATTGATCACGCAAGCCATGGGTAACTTTGGGGCCACCATTGGCAGCAACCCAATCAAGAAATGTTTGACTGCCGAAATCGACACAATGCGAGTGCAGACAACAATAAGAACGATCTAGGGGTTTGTACCGACCTTCGGGGTTGCCATCGGTGTGTTCGGCGTTGTTAGGGCAAGTGACTGAAAGCCACCCTTCGCCGTTAATCTTCGACAATACCATGCCTTGATCATTAAGCCATGCTAACACATCATCGCCACCATTGTCGGCTAATCTAATCGGCGCGTAGTAATTCGTATCGGCAGGCGCAGGCGTCACGCCTAGCGCCGTGCAGATGTCGCCGAGCGTATAGTCACGCTCAGGGTGGAACTCGACTAGCTTGGCTTCAAAGTTATCACGACCAGGCTTCAGGTTGATTGAGCCTGGCAGACGCACATTACGGACTGCGTTAGTTGCGCCTGCATCGGTGTAACCTGCTGCTGCAATGGCTTTGACCGCTGCCGTGAACTCACCTTTAGTCGGTTGCTCAGAGAAAGCGTAGCCGTACTGAAAGTTATCAGGGCTTGTCTCAAGAATCCATGTCGGCGCAAGGGGCGGTGTTTTCGATTTCGTGCCAATGTCATCTAACATCATAAATAATACAAACTCGCAGTTGACTGCGGACGCTGATACGCGTCCTTCCTCGAATCGGTCTATGATAAACGACGCCGTATTGATATACCACGCCTCACCCGCACGCATCTTCTGACTAGGCAAGTACGCAGGCCATGTGCATTTAATAGCGCCGTCAGCGTGTAACTGTAATTCGCCATCCTTCAACTGTGGCTTTTGGCGCACAATCAAGGCAGTCTCGCCATCAGGCGCTAATTGTGTGATAAACTCTAAAAAGTTGTACATTGTGTTTCCTTCCGTGAATTAATTATCCCCTAGCCCATCTAGGGGATTTTTTTAACCTTTTCCATACCGATTCATAATGCTTGCCTCTACGTCTAATGGTAATCCCTCTGCCCATATGGGCGGGGTACACATAACGTCTTTCATTTTTTGTACTGCTATTTCTGGTTCTGCTGATTCGACCACAATTTCATCATGGACGTGAAGTACCACATCATCCAAGCCTCGCAAAGCGTGTCGCA